TATAGGCGAAATAGTCTTAGAAGAAATCAATGAGATGAAACCTGCTACTGAGCCTGTCATGGGTGGTGCTATGGAAGCTGTAGGTGTCAACGTAACTAAACGTACCATTGTACGTCTACGTCCCATCCTTCCGCAAAACTTCCGTATTGACCCTGTAGCAACTAACATTGAAGAAGCCTTAGGCTGTGCTATCGATGAATTTGTCAGTTCACATCTAGTAGAACAACTACAAGAGTCTGGAGTCTACAAAGAGGGCTACTTAGGCAACGCTAGTGAAGATTTTGACCTAGAGCCTGATCATGAATTAACTGTATCAGAAGATGATAAGGTACGCCTTACGAAGTACTACGGCCTAGTGCCTCGTCACTTACTTGAAGCTGAACTAGACTACGAATTGTCCGATGAAGAGAAAGAAAGCTTTTACATTGAAGCTGTAGTTATTATTGGTAATGAATCAATCGTACTAAAGGCAGAGCCTAGCCCTTACATGATGAAAGATCGTCCATTGGTTGCCTTTCCTTGGGATGTAGTCCCTAGCCGCTTCTATGGTCGTGGTGTATGTGAGAAGGGATACAACAGCCAGAAAGCCCTAGACGCTGAGTTACGGGCACGTATAGACGCATTAGCACTAACAGTACACCCTATGCTTGCTATGGACGCTACACGCATCCCTAGGGGCACTAAGCCAGAGATTCGTGCTGGTAAGATACTCTTGACTAACGGTGACCCGAAGGAGATTATTAATCCATTCAACTTTGGTAACGTAAGTCAGATAACCTTTGCTCAGGCTCAGGCACTACAATCTATGGTACAACAATCGACAGGTGCCGTAGATTCTTCTGGTGTTGGAGGTTCTATAAACGGAGAAGCAACTGCTGCTGGCATTTCTATGTCTCTAGGTGCTATCATTAAGCGACACAAGCGCACCTTGATTAACTTCCAAGAGTCATTCTTGATACCTTTGGTATCTAAGGCTGCTTGGCGTTATATGCAGTATGAGCCTGAACTCTATCCAGTATCTGATTATAAGTTCCATGCGACTAGTACCTTAGGTATTATTGCACGTGAATATGAAGTCAGTCAGTTAGTGCAACTACTACAGACTATGGGCAAGGATACACCTTACTATCCTGTAATGCTTAAATCTATTGTAGACAACATGAACGTAAGCAACAGAGAAGAGTTAATAGGATTAATAGATCAAGCCTCTCAGCCAGACCCTGCACAGCAAGAAGCAGCACAGAAGACACAAGAAGCTGAGTTAGCTTTCCAAGCTTCACAAACTGCTGCGCTAAACGCACAAGCAGAAGAGTCTAACCAACGTGGACGTAAGCTTGAAGCAGAGGCCTTAGCGGTGCCTCAAGAGACTGAAATAGCACGTATGAAAGCTATTACTACTAACCTACAAGCAGGAGATGGTGACGATAAAGAGTTTGAAAGACGTATGAAGGTCGCTGAGGGCATGTTAAAGGAGCGTGAGGTGCAACTTAAAGAACGTAAAGATGTACGTGACTCCGCACCAAACGTGGCTGAGAACGCCTTAATGGAGCGCCTAGCGCCACCTACGCCACCAGAGGCTCCAGTACAGGAGTCGCCAAGTGATCAGTACTGATTTAAAGCTAATAGCTATCCATGACAAGCTTGACAAGAAGATTAATACTCTTCAACTCAAGCATGGCGTAGATGGTGCCGAGGGTGACCGAGGTGCTACAGGCGACCAAGGTAAGAAGGGTGCCCAAGGTGACCAAGGTGCCTCAGGCACTAAGGGTGACCGAGGTGCTACAGGCGACCAAGGTAAGAAAGGTGACCAAGGTGACCAAGGTGTCTCAGTTACTGAGGCTACTGTTGATCTTGACAACCATCTTGTATTTAAACTGTCAGACGGTAACGAAATAGACGCAGGTGAAGTAGCTGGTGGCTCAGGAGGTGATCAGTACTTCCGTAGTGGCTCTAAGGTTACTGTTAATAATGACAACTTAAAGGACTTTAAAAACCCTGTCTTTACCTATACAGGTGATAACATAACTCTTATAACTTATAAGACCTCAGCAGGTGTTACCACAGCCACTAAAACTTTTACTTACGCAGGAGGTGTAATATCTCAACTTGTCGAAGTATCTTCTACAGGTACTATAACTAAACTATACCACTATACAGATGGTGTATTAACAAGAATATCCGAAGCATCCTCATAACTTTCCGAGTACATAACAATGCCATTAATTACAGACCCCGACAGCTTACGCCAAGGCCAAGAAATAACTATTAGTACCGCTAACAAAACAATTCAACTTGAGGTTTTTGCCAACTTAGGCACCGATGGAGTAACAGGTCAGGCTTTATACAGCTTCCTCAAAGAAGAGTGGAAGAACGACAACGCTGGTAACTTAATCCCGTATGTTTTCCCGATGGTGTCCATCACACCAGAGCAGTTTGAATTTGTGGGTGGTTGGAAACCTGCTGATGAAACTACTCGTACACTGATGCGCTCATGTGGTTGGCGTGAACTTAACGCAGCAGGTGCAACACAACGAGAGTACATGGGTGTCATATCTCTTGGCGATATAGATGTAGGAGACACTCCCTATTACTACCTTGGAGGCACTGCTGCAAAAGTAGACTTTGATTTCTCTGGCCCAGTTAACCAAGGCGTACAGACGTTTGGTATTGCTCAAGGAACCACTACTGATAACCGAGGCCAAGAACTTACCGTATTTATACGAAGCCAAGGTAAGACTTTTGGATCATCTACAACAGGTAGTATTGGTCTAAGCCGTTTAAACTACATCGCTAACCGATTCCCACTAGCTGAGGCAACTGATACCAAAGTTACCCATGTCGATGATATCGTCTTAAACAGTTCACCATACAACGGTATGAGTATTACGTTTGCTGATAGTACACGAGTAATTGGTACTGGTACTTTTCCTTTTAAAGTAACCGTTGAAGGCAATGGTGGCACTGTTGAGCAGATTTACGAATTTATACAACGGCAGTTAAGACTTGGCACTGACATTGATAGTGGCGATGGTCAAGTAGTAGGCGATATTGCTGATAGTATGGCAATATTTGTAGGACAGACCCTAGAAACTCTTGGTGGTGTGTACATAACCAACTTCCACGCTGACGATACTAACCGTATTATCTTTACCGATTCTAATGATGTTAAACGACAGTTCCCATTCGTAGCTTCTGGCTCATTGAACTTCAACAGTAACCTACAAGCTGATGCTGGAGCGATCTATCGTGTGTTCTTTACCGAAGGGTTTGGTACGGCAGGCGCATTACTTGTTAATAACCAAGCAGGAACGGCAATTAGCGGAACAGTTGGAGGTAATGCGTCAGTCAGTTTTGACTTTGATTACGACAACAACGAGCAAGGTGGTCGAACAAAGAATACAGACGCAGCCGTTACAGTTGTGGCTATCGGTTTAGGCAGCGCACAGTATGTGTCAGCCTCAGCAACAATAGGCCGTACTAATGGACAGAATATTAGTCTAGTAGCACCTCTTGAGCGTAACTACTCTAACCCAGCGTAATGCATCTCAGGGCGCTACAGAAGCTTGTAGCGTCCATTAAGAGACAGAGGATAACTTCAATAACTAATAGAGAAATATTTTATGTCATTTAATTTACCGTCACCTGTGTCATTGCATACAGCCACAGCCAATGACAATGTAGGTTCTATAGGAACTGGACTAACTTTGCGCTCTAAGAGTCAGGGTAATTTACCCATAACTGATTACGCATCAAGGATTCAATATGATGCACCAAGCAGTGCTACTGGTATCGCTGAGGGTGTTTTCTTTGGCTTTACTGACCAGACGACAGTAGGGAACATCGACCTATTTTTACATTCAACGCTTTTCATTTGGAGCGTACAGTTTAACGCACCTAACAGAATCCAGATTTCGGATTTGGCTAATGGTGGTATGCGTTTTTGGCTGGGTTCTGGGACTGACCCGCAAAACAATTACAGGGAATACTTTATAGGTGGTAATGATACTACCTTTGGCGCCAGTATTGCTGGAGCAGTTACAATATGTATCGACCTATCAGACACTTCACACGATAACCAAGTAGGCAATTTTGACCAAACTCAAGTATCCGCTTATGGATTAGGCATTGTCCGCTTTAACCTTGGCTCTACAGGCTATGGAGACTTATTAGCCCAACGCTCAATTCTAATGAGTTCAAGTAACGGCGAGTTTGACACGTATGACATACCAACTTTTACAGGATACGATTCTAGCTTTGACGATGCGGTAGCTCTTGTTCAAGGCTCAGACTACACCGACAAGATTGGCAACTGGGTAACAAAATCTGGTTCGTCAATTTTCTTACCAGTACCATTTAGTTTTGGTGATGGATCAAGTTCGATCGCCTTTAACGATAACGGTGTTTCTGTCGTTAGCCCTGCGTCTAACGCAACGAACCAAGAAAACTTTAGACTGACCAACAATGCTATGCGAGTTTATTTAAACACTCGTAACTCGGTTAGAGATAGCGTTACGTTATCAGGCTCATACAACTGGGGTACGCCAGCACCTTGGGACTTCTCACAGAACTATGTTATCGCAACCGCCACACTTTCTGGCTCGTTTATGGGCATGGGTGCTTTCACTATGGGACGCTCAGTCATTGCGTCAGGTGATTTTAGTTTAGCAGATGGGTACCAAGTCATTAGTCAGGGAGCTAGCCTTGACGGAGCGACAATTAACGGCGACTTAACTATTGGAGATCAGGGCAACCAAACTTTTGCAGTTACTGTTGATAGTGGTGTTTTCCGTATAGATCGTACTCCTAATAAGTCATTAACT